CGGCAAAAGCCTGACACTCGGCAACCGTTTCAAAGCTGTCCGCCCCATCAACGCCCGTGCCGTCTTCGATCACAAGGGGCATTATTCAGGCTCCACAAACATAATCCGCGTCAGGGCGTCTTTCATGTCGGCAACCTTCGCGCCCTTCTCAGGCTCAACCCCATGCGCCTCAAGCCATTCTCGCACTTCGCCCTTGCTTAGCGCGTCGATGTCATCTGGTGATTGGGGGACCGCACTGGCCCCCAGCTCAATCTTGGCGAATGCGCCGGAGGCATAGAGCTCCTGCATTCGAAGCTGGTCCTTAATCTTCATCGATATTCTCCTTCTTGTGACAGCCCATCGCGGCCAGCGCGTCAGGGCCGTCCATGCCAACAATGGCTGTGATCTTTCCGGGTGCAGCCTGCGGCACGGGTGACACGCCGTCCCAAATCGTTAGGGCATCATAAGCGCGCTCTGCCCCGGCCATGTTGATGTCGTTTTCGGTGTCCACTTCGGGCCGCTCTCCGAAGGGCGCTTGAGCCTTGGCCAGCCACCAGTCGGGCTTGGGGGCGGATGCCACCCAGACGGGATTGCCTGCGCTGTCATGCCCGCCCTCGACGTAGGTCAGCAGGACGCTCAAGTCCTCTTCCATGTAGGCGGCAAAGCTGCGGGCATCCTCAAAGCTGAACGTGCTGTCCGGGCAGACTGCTACGGTTACGCGTTTCATGTCAGTATCCCCCTGTTACCGTGACCGTCCAGCCGCGCGACCGCAGCCCGTCAATAGCCGCTTCACCTGTGGCACTGGGTGCAGTCCCGCCCGATTGGTCAAAGGTGCCGTTGCTGGTTCCCGCCGCTTCTATTGCAACAAGAATGTCGTCAACGGACTGCTGCGTTAGGTTGGTGTTGGTGAAGGCGTCGGTGTAGTCAGTGCATGGGCTGTCTGCAAACGGGCTGCCTGTGCCACCGTTGACTGTGACAGTGGTGAGACCAGTGCAGTCACGGACAAATCCGCCAAAGTCTGTCACACTTGAGGTGTCCCAGTTACTCACATCTAGGGTGGTGAGACCAGTGCAGTCACGGACAAATGCGCCAAATTTGGTCACACTTGAGGTGTCCCAGTTACTCACATCTAGGGTGGTAAGGCTGGAGCAGTCACGGGCGAAGTTTACAAATTTGGTCACACTTGAGGTGTCCCAGTTACTCACATCTAGGGTGGTAAGGCTGGAGCAGTCACGGGCGAAGTTTACAAAGTTGGTCACACTTGAGGTGTCCCAGTTACTCACATCTAGGGTGGTAAGGCTGGAGCAGCGCAGGGCAAATGCGCCAAAGTATGTCACACTTGAGGTGTCCCAGTTACTCACATCTAGGGTGGTAAGGCTGGAGCAGTTTCGGACAAATGCGCCAAAGTCTGTCACACTTGAGGTGTCCCAATCCCCAGAATACAATTCCACCAATTCATCGCGATCATGGAACCACCCGACCATACTTGTCACACCGGAGAAGTCAGAACCTGAGCCTTGGGTTTGTAGATAGCTTTTTGTTCGTGTGACTTCTGATGCGGTCAAATCGCCTTCGCGCAGAACGTAACCGATCAGATTACCGTCCGGGAAATATCTTGGGTCTTGAGTGATGTCATACGGTCCATCAGGCACATTCACCTTCGCATGGATAATCCCGTCAGACATACCTTGCACAAGCGTATAGACCCCGGCTTTTCCGGTGAAGTCCATACCCATGTTATCATCGACAAGATCAAAATCCGCGCCGGGGTCTTTGAACAGGGGCCGCTTGTTCGGGTCAGACTGTGTGGCTGCCGTGACCGTGCCAGCGATTGCCGTGACATTGGCGATGCCGTCATCAAGCGTTGCTGCTGTCGTGCCTGCTGTTTCGGTAAACACCTGACCGTCAACAAACTCAAGCCATGTGCCTTCCTCGCCATTGGCAAAGAGGGACTGGGGGGGAAGCTTATAATTCCGGCGTCTTTTGTTAATGCGCTGCAAATACACAATCGTTTGCGGGCGATTAGTGGGTAGCCACCCTGGGCGGCGCGGAATTGTCATGTGTCTTGCCTCCGATATTAGGATGGGGGCCGGTTGCCCAGCCCCTCACCAAATATCAGCCATTTGTCACGAGCGCAGCAAACGAAATGTTTTTGCGGTCAACTACGCGATCCCAGTTGGCAGCAAGGCGAAGCTGCGCCAGAGTGGCATTGCCATCGGTCAGCGTATCCGAGAGGAACTGCGTGCCGAACGGGTGCAGCACCCACGACTTGCGCTCGATGATAATTTCGACACCAGCGCCGTTGCCTTGCAACCCTTCTCGCTGCACCTCAAAAGGCACGGTCGGGGTGCGTTCACCGTAGCCCAGAAGGCTGGGGCCGAAGAGATAGCTGGTGTAGGTAGCCGCTGCATCGCCGCCGCCTGTACCCGCCGCCGCAGTGAACGGCATACCATCATCCACGATCACCGCACGCCCCATGAAGGTCGGGGACATGACGCCCTGGCTGTCCGGGATGAACTCGATGTCGTCATTGTCCACCATGCGCTTGTAGACGACGCTATGAACGGCGATTGCCGTGTAATCGTCGTAGTGGTCGCCGCTAGTGAAAGCCGCCGCTGTGAACGCTTCACGGTTGAAAAGCGTACCGGCGTCAACATCACCGTTTGTCGCGCCTGCGATGTTGTTGACCATATCGCCGTCGTCGTTTGCGATGTTGTCGGCAATCACGCCTTCCATGCTGGCAAGCGCGCGCTTCTGCCATTGGCGCATCCAGTATGTTCCAAAGCGGTTACGGACGTGCTGCAACGGGTCATCACCTGCCAGTTCGCGGGCCAAGTCAGCCGCCGAAAGCGCCTTGTTGACCGATGCCATGCGGGCGATCTGCGTGCCGCTGTCGATCTTTGCCGGGACAGCAACGTCCACCGGGTCGTCTGTGCCATAGTTCGGCTCGCCCGATGCGTCGATGTCGTTCCAGAATGGCAGCTCGCCGATCCGGCCACCGTCCGAAAAATACCCGGCAAGGGTCGGGTCGGAAAAGGCAATACCGCTCTCGAAGAACGCAGTTTTTTCGGGGCTATTGACAGCCGAATAAGAGGCGTAAACCTCCGGGACGAAAACGTCAGAAAGTTGTGTAAGTGCCATTTGATTACCTCAATTTGGCCTGTGGGAATGCCTGATAAAAGGCCTCCGGGTCATCTTTCAGAAGAGCGGCCCGCTCTTGCGGCCCCATCTCCTCCGGCTTTTTCTGAACAACACCAGACTTTCCGCCCGCACCGCCGCCTTTAGGCGGGGAAACAAAAGCGGCCCCATCGCTTGAAGCCCACCGCTTGACGTGCTCCGCCAAGCCAACTGGCCCCATGTCAGTTTCAACCACCGGCTTGCCGTCGTGCAGCTTAACGCCGTCCTTTAGCAATGCCTTCGCCGCCGTTTGGAATGCAGGCTCAGTAATGCCCGCTTCCCGAATGGCAGCGTCAAGCTGGTTTTCGACCGTCAGTCCGTAAACCTGCTTTTCCAGTTCCGTTGCTTTGCCAAGCGCTTCGTCACGCTCTTTTTCAAGCTGTTCACGCAAGCGAACAATCTCAGCGTCGTCGGCCTTGGTGCGATCCTCTTTCGGCTTCTTCAAAGCCTCAGCAAGTTCCGCCTCTTTGTCGGCCAGCTTTTCACTCTGCTCTTTCCGCTTGGTCTTTTCAGACTGATAAGCATTGCGCAGGTTAGCAACGTCCGGGTGGTCGTCCACGCCTTCCAAGTCCAGCACGTAAGCGCCGTCCTTTTCAACGTAAAGCGATTGAGTGGCCTCATCGAGGTCGTCAAGGGTTTCTAGTGCTACTTTCAGCGCCATCGGCGTTATTCTCCATCATTGCCCCATCAGGGCGGTTGATTACGTGTTACAGTGTATCACCGGGCGCGATATCAGGCAAGTCGCGATCAATCTCGCGTTCCTCGTCCTCATACGTGCGCTCTGGCGATGCAATCCGGCCCCGTTGCAGGTTCTCGTAAAGGGTGGCGTACCCAAACGCGCCGCGCTCCCAAGCGTTGACAAGCGCCTGAATTTCGCCCGCTTCTAGTCGTCCTTCCAAGAGGTTTTGCGGCGGGGCCACGACAACCTCGTCAGGATTTGCCCCGGCCATGATTGCGGCTTGCTTTAGCCCGCTTTCCAGAATTGCCCCGGATGAATTGGCTACGCTGGACAGGGTGGCGGTTTCGGCGCTGAAACGAAGGCGGCGGGCCTCCCCGCTTTCCTGTCCGCGCGGGGTGTTGTCAAACATCTGCGCGCCGGATCGAATGGCCGCTTGCTGTTCGCGGTCCATGGCGGTAACAAGCGCGTCAATCTCCAGAGCGTCGGGCGTCACGTATTTCAGATCGCCCTGCTTGTTATCCTGATTTGACTGGATGCCCACATAGAGGCCAGTTCCGATAGCTTTTGGCGGGTCTGCAATGTCTACCCCGACAAGAGTAGACGAAACGCCAAGCTCAAGCGCGTTGCGGTAAAGCGCATATAGCTGGTAATGCGACCATGCAGCCCGCGCTATGCCGATCAAGGGCGGCGTGTCTGGCGTTAGGTCTCGATCCATTGCCCCGCCCACGGCAATCGGGATCATATCAAGCGCACGGCCACCGCGAACGCTTGGTTCGTATTCTTCAACCAACTCGCTATCGTCATAGACCTTTTGCAGATAGCGGCCTTCGATCAATTCCAGAACGCGCTTATGCGTGACACTAGTATAGACCTCCCCATCGCGCCGATAGCGCAGCTCGACAAGCGTGTAAAAATCGTCATCCTCGGACCAATTCACAAGCTGCTCGGCGGTATATCCGGCAAGGTAAATATCGCCACCATCGGCAGGCGCGTCGGCCAAGAGCGCATACCGCCCCGTGATTAGAAGTTCCGTTGTTATCCGGCGCGATAGGCTTTCAAGCGGCAAGCCCCGCCCGTCGCTGTTTTCGCGCAATGGTTCAAGCGCAGCGGGCAATTCAATCTGCCAGTCTTGCGAGTGCGCAATCCCGACCATCGACCGAATAGCGTTTGAAACTATCTCAGGGAAGCGGGCGTTAAATATGAACGTATCATACTTGGACGCGCCCTTATCGCTCTTCATTTCCCAGCCGTCTAGCTTGCGAAGGTATGTCTCGCCGCGCTTCTTGATTGCCACCTCGCCCCGATAGGCGTCACGCATCAAGCGCCATTCCTCGGCAATCTCCGGCGTATATTCCGGATGGGTGACTTCCGACCCGATAGTAATGCTGTTGATTGTCGCCATTATAGCCCCGGAATATCTAAGACTTCTGTATGAGCCTCTTGGCGCGGCACAACAAACACCTCGTTTAACGCGTCAATCATAACGTCCGCTTGGTCGTCATGTTTGTGGCTGTCGTCATGGGTGAATGCCGCGACCTCGCTGACAAACTCATAATTCTGCGGATCACCATACGGCAAAGCGACCTTTCGCGCAATATGTTGGGGCTGCACGTCCATCGCGCGGGTTAGCTTGTCCTTGTCGCGCCCAAGGGGCGTAAGGCGAATTGGCAGCTTCCCCTCGGCCTCCTGAATAAGCCCCGTGCCGCTTGATTTATCCTCGACATAGACCTTGCGCAAAACTCCATTGCTACCGCCGTTCTTCGCGTGTGACGCCTTTACGAAGGTGATGAAGTTACGCCGCAACTCGTCCGCTTTCATGCGACCACGCTGATAAGCGAGGCGGTGAATGTGGGTTTTGGTAACGCCCCATTCTGCAAACACCGTCCAGTCGTTCCACGTGTTTGTCTTTTGCGCCGTGTCCACCGTGATAATCCGATAGTCGTATTGATCCGGCTCAGGAATGTCCGCGCCTTCGTTGGTGTCGCCAAAATAAACAAAGTCGTCGGCGCTGAATATCCCGCCATCGAGGCTTTCCGGCGCTTGCTGATATTGGCTTGTGAAGGTGTAGGGGTGCGCGTCCCTCAATTCGATCAGGTCGTCTATGCTTTCCTTTTCGGGCCAATAGGACCAATACCCCCCTACTTTCTTGCTGTCGCATACGTCGCGCTTGCAACGCTCCTTAATGCCATCCGGCAAGGTCTCGATATAGTCCGCGTCAATCATAGCTGGAATCGTGATGTGCAAGTCAATTTTGAGACCCATGCCGCCAGACAAAAGAAACGCGGTGCTGTCGTCTACATGCCCGCGCTGCTGGATGAAGACAAACGGCGTCCCGCTATGGGCGCGGCGGCTGCGAAGCGTGTTGATCAAGCGCGTGTGTGAGCGGTTGCGCTTGGTCTCCGAAAACAGATCGTCAATCTTGTCCCAGTCATCGGCGGCAACATAGCCGGAAAACCCTTTGCCCATGTATCCGCCGCGAACGCCTGTAATTTGCCCGCCGCTTGGCCTGCTGAATAGCTGGTGTGACCGCTTGCCGCCTGTCTCGATTGTCCAGTCGTCAACTTTATCCTTGCCGATTGCCCACGGGTAGAATTGCTGAAACTCAGATGACTTGACCAAAGCCCGCGACCGTTCGCTGTTTTCGTTCACAAGGTCTTTGGAATAGCTGGTGTTGAGAATGCGCACCCGGTCGTGCTTGACCATGCAATATACGGGCAGGTGAACGCTCCAAAACTCTGTCTTTGTGGACCCCGGCGCGACGTTAATGATGACGTTCTGCACCTCGCCCGCAATCAGTTTTTCAGCCGCCCAGTTAAAATAGTGATGATGCCAGTTTGTGCGAAAGCTATCGACCTGCGAGACGTTAAACCAAAGGCTGCAAAACGCCAAAGGCGAGGTTTCCCCCGCCGCTGCTAATCCTAGCTGCTCCTGCGCTGTTAGGCTTTCCCACTCAATCGCCTTGACGGCCATGTCTATTCGGTCAGCTTTGCAGCAATGGCGGCGGCAATCTCTGGAGATACGTCGCGCGGCGTCATACTGCCGTCGCTGCTGGTGTGGTCAATGACATGCGGCTGATCAAGGCCAAACAGCTTAACCTTGCCGTTTACAGCGGTCACGGCTGCGTTTGGATTTTCCATTTCCAAAGCAAGTTGACGCGCCGTTTCATACTCTGAAAAAGCATCTTTAACGGTGTAAAGGCACATTTCAGCGGCTTGCGCCTGCAACTCTTGCACCCTTAGCATAACCTTAGTGTTATCCATTAAGCGAGATGCAGCGACATAAATGCTAGAATGCTGCGTTCCTGCTTTTACATCATAAGCGCGCCGATATGCCTCCGCTGCGTTTCCTGTCTCGACATACGCCAGCGCAAAAGCCTCTTGCTTTGATGTCAGTTTTTCTTCTTTGGCTTCACCCGCTGGCATGGTGTTTACTGTCCCTCGTTTTAGTCTATCTTGATCCACTGCCCATCGCAGTATACCGCACCGCCGGGGTTTTGACCAGTCACATCGCGGGCCTGCACTATTGCGTTCACGTTTGCATCGAATTGCGCGGGCGTTTCGGCCTCTTCGATCGCCTGCCATACATCGGCGAGGTCCAAGTCTTCGGCCATGGCGTTTGCTAGTGCGGCGCGGATGTATTCTATTGGGGACAGGGTCATGATTTTTCCTTTTCCCTTACGTTTTGCGGCAAGTCTTGCAGCAGGGCGTTGATCTGCTTCATGGCGCGGGGCTTGCGGATGCGGTAGCGGATAATCTCGCAACAAGCATACATAACCCCGCGAAAGTTGCATTCTACAATTTGGCCAAAGTTTTCTGTATACCACTCCGGCAGACCCGCCATTCCCTCGCAACAGAAAAGCTCGTTGTAATTTATGTCACCCGGCTTTCCACCGTCTTCATCATGAGCCGCAAGCCTAAGTTCAATTAACAAAAACTTTCCGATACATTCGGCGGGACACCCCTTGCCATCATGCTCAATCCAAGGACCCCATTCTTCGCTGTCTTGCATCATATTTCTTTCCTTTCTTGTCTAAAGTTGCGCGGTCACGTCAAGCCATAAGGCCGGAAGTAGGGCGGCAGGGCAATGTACGATACCTGATATCCGCCCCATGACACCCGCGCTGCTAGTTTTGTTCGCGCCACCGCCCGCTGGGCTATCATTTTACCACAAAATGTCGAGGATTGCAGCGTTTGCTACGGCTGCCCCTGCACCTACCACGGCGGCGTTTTGCGTTGACTGTTGCTGTGCAGTTCCGCGCTCGGTGCATTGCGCGTGCTCTGTCGTGCCGGGTGTGTAACCTACTTGTGTGCAGCGGTCTTTTTGCGCCTCGATCATTTCCGGCGTTGCGGTGCAAGCTGTGAGGGCAAGTGCTGCTGCGATTGCTGTGAGTTTGAGTTTCATGGTAGTTCCTTTCGTGTTTAGGTTTCGATCCAGTAAATAGGCATTTCGGCTTTCTTCGCCCATTGTATTTCCATTGCCACGCCGAGGCTATCTCGCCACCCGTCCAGTTTTAGGACGTGCAGGCTATCGCAGCGCAAAAGCATGGTGCGGTTTACCTCAATCCAGTGGTTTGCGTTTGTGGGCAAGTTGTGGGCCTGTGCGGCGCGGTGCCAGTGCGATAGAGGGCTATAAGGGGTAAACCCCTGCTCCATCAGGCGCACCGCCGCTGTGTCGGCTTTTCTGACG